CTATATGGTACCGTAACATATTTATTGAGTTTATCAATATAATATAAAGCAATTCTTTCACCATTTGGAAACATACGTATTGCTTTACGTTTCATTACCAATACAGCTGGCGGATCTTTTTTGGAAACATCAGAACTCATCGCTGTCAATTCAAGTAGATTTGTACCTTCTTGTGCTTCCAAATACTCTATCTCTACAGACTTTTCTTCCTGTAGAGGTTCTTCTACCTTCTGTGATTGAACGAATTCTTTAAGAGTTTTCAACCTCTACTCCAGCATCTTGAGTTTGTGGAACAATTAAATTCTGTGCGATTTGTTGTTTGTGTGTTTCAATATGCGCCATCACTTTATCATGAATGGCCGAATAAAGAGCATCACGCATCTCTTTACCATTATCTTCATACGCATAATCTACGATTGCTCTTGTTTTATCTGTCATCATTTTCTCCATATAAAATTATTTATAGTATACGCTTCAAACGTGCAAACGTATTATCTTCTTCATTTTTTTGGTCAGATTCTTGGTCCATTGGATTCTGTGGTTGTTGTGGTACTGAAGCCATCATTTGGGCTTGTGCAACATCGTTCGTTACACCAACTGGTAATCCAAGACCCATTTCTTTTTCTTCGTCCATTTCTGATTGCATTTCTTTGATTTCATCATCAGTCAAACGAAGAACGTTTCTTTGAATCCAGGCCTGAGAGAAGTATCTGCCTGTGTATGGATCGACCGCACCCAACAAAGTCAAACGTTCCTTCATCAACTCGGCATCTTTGAGTTCGGAGAAGTTGTTGTCTTTGATAAAATCATAGTAAATGAATTCTTTAAATTGTTTCCACTCTTCGTCTGTACAGATACCTTTCAGTACACATTGTACACGAAGAGCTTGGTCAAACAATTCTGCAAATTTGTTGCGAAGTCTTTCTACGAATTTTGTAAATTTTAATTCGTCACGTGTGACTTCAGCAACACGCCCGATGGAGAACCCTTGGTTCGGTTCTAGTCTTGAGATTGGTACATTTAAGGATTTATAAAGTTTCTTTTCGAAATATTTAACGTCTTCTAATTCACCAAGGTTTTGTCCACCGGGCAGTGTAGTAATTTCTGTGCCCTTGCCGCCTTCTCTACGTGGCAACCAAAAGTCTTCCATCATAGATAGGAACTTACGGTCATCACGTACTTCACCAGTGTTTGCATCGTACACCAGTTTGTTCTTGTATTTCACCATAATGTCACGTAGGTATTGTTCTGCCTTTAATTTAGGTAGATTGCCTACGTCAATATAAAAGATACGGCGTTCCGGTGCACGTGAAATACGGTAAATGACCGTTGCATCTTCAATCATACGTAATTGATTGAGTGGTTTAATAGCTTTGTGCAAATAACTCAGAACGACTGCTCTACGTGAATCCATCAGGCCAGAAACGATGGAGACAATAGAATCTGTGGTGATTCTAACTCCAACTGGACCATAATTGGAAGATGAACCGGTGACAACCTTATCGTTATAGATGTAGTATTCATTTATAACATTGGCCACATCTGCGCCGGTTCTTTCATCTTTTTGTTTTTTGACCTCACGCACCTTACGCAGTTTACGTGGATCTATGTAACGTAATTCTTTGATACCTTCTGTGGGGTTTTCTCTATCAATAATCGCATGATAATAGATTCTACCATCCACATAGAACCTACGGAAGATATCTTGTGCCATATTATTGTAGTTCATCAAACGCAAAATGGTTTGAAACTCTGTCTTAATGGCATTTTTAATTTTTTCTGGTTGTTTTAGTTTATCCAAAACAACGTTGATAATTTGGCCATCATCGTCTTGGCAAATTGCTTCGTTGACAATATCATCAATCGCGGATTCAATTTCTGGCTGCATAGCCATTTCACGATAACGGGAAATAAGTTCTACTTCATTTTTGGCTGTGCCATCTAGGTCAACATATGTACCATAGTAGGCCGCCGAGGTAATAGTTAACGCACCATCTTCATTTGAAGGCGGTGTGAATGACTGTTGACCAGCCTGCTCCTCCTCGTTTTTATCACGAGAAATCGTGAAACCGAAAAGAGAAAATTTATTGAGTGCTGCCATATTTCTTAGTAAGTTATAATAAAATCAAAAAAAACATAGGAGGGCCGAAGCCCTCCGTATCTAAAATCAAGAAGTTGTATCTGATTCCCACCATTGATAGGCAAAGGTCACAGCAAATTCTTCAATAGAATCATTTGTGCCCCAATCCAAATCAATTGGAGCAACATCTACTGGAAACATACCAACAAATCTGTAACGTTTTGTAATTTCACCAACTTTGGTGTATTGCACAACAGAAGCATCGGCTGAATATACAGAACTGTTTTCAGCTGCCCCGTTTCTTTTGTTTCCTGCATGGCTGTTGATGTTATTTAACCAAGATTCAAAAGAATTTCTGATTAGGAAATCTTCGTCATTGATGACTGTAATTGTCCAATCAGGGAAAGTTCTATTGCCTGCAAATTTTAATTCACGGCCGAAATAATATAAAGGCGCAGTTCCAATTGTTGAACCTGGTAGTTGTGCAGCTTTGGCCATAAAACGAATTTGACGGGAAGCTTGTGTGCTATCACCTGCAAAGTTTGGAAAAGCCATCGTGATTTCAAATAGATTGGCACGGGCTCCGTCACCAACCATATTTGCTCTAAATTCTGCTACGTTGAATGCCATTATTTTCTCCTATTATTCGTTTTATTTATTAGGCCGCACCAACAACTGTGGTGAAGTCAACACCTGTTCCAACAGCAACGAAGTTCAGTTGAATGTAATTAATAGAACGAGCAGGTTTAATATAGATATCACCAACAAATTGGTTGCTATCAATAACTTGTGATGTGTTATTGGTTGTATCGCATACTACCTTAAAATCGGTAATGCCACGACGACCTTTAATGTCACGCAAGAATGGTGTTATCAACGATACAAACTGTGCTCGCGTAAATTCATCATTCATTTCAAACAATGAATATTGTGCTGCTCTAGAAATGGCTTTTTCCAGAACGATGAATAATCTACGAACGTTAATTCTATCAAAAGCAGATGGTTTTTTCTGTAATGTTTTATCACCAAACAATACTGTACCACGACCTGGGAAACTAACAACAGAATTAACACCTATGGAATACATGCTGTCACGATATGTACTGCTTGGATTCCATGCTAACTTGATGCAGTTTTTAATTTGGCCACGATTGAAACCAGCAGGAGAATACCATGCATCGGTTACAGAATCTGTGTATACACAAAGACCAGCAATATCACCGTTCAATGGAATCCAACGATAGACATTATTATATTTGTCTAGTTGATATTTCCATCCGGAATCGGCAACAACATAAGAAGATGGATTTAAAGTTCCGGCCCATGTTTGAATATTCGTTAATTCGTTTCCTGCGGTATTAACCACATCAGATTTAGCTGGCGAAACGAAACCTACGCAGTCTGCACGGCTTTCAACAACGTTTGTGATAACATATTGTTGAACTGTTGTGCTGGCGTCTCCAGTTAACACCAATGAAATGTCTACTGTTTCTTTGTTTGCAAACAAATCGTAAGCTGATTGCAAGTTTCCATCGGTAGGAACAACATCTGTACCACCAGAAAGTGAAACTGATAGTTTACCTGTTGCGGAAACGATTCTTGCAAAAGATGTTCCAGCTGCGGTAGAACCCCATGTGGCTGAGGTATTTGCATAATCTGCTGGATCGGCCGCATAAATGTATTTGGAATTATTAAACAAAACTTGTTTGTAATAATTCGAAGCTCCATTTATTGAAGCAGAACTTGGCCACTCACACCGGTAAATAAACCGTCTTCATCAACAACAACAATGTGAAACTCATCATTTGAACCACCAACAGAACTTGCAAAGCTTGATGTTCCTGGAGTTGATGTGAAATATTTCTTATAATCTGTCCAAGCATTGAATAATGTTGTATTGGAACTATCGAAAATTTCTACCTTCAAGGAGTTTCCTAACGCTCCGGGATATTTGGCCATGAAAGGACCATAATTATTACTGTTGTTGTTCATTAAATATCCGGCTTCAAATGAATCTTCATTTGCAACTTGAACGTTTGTTGTGGTATTATTAGCATCCGCATTTTTGGATGTTGCACCAACAGCACGAACGACACTTAAATTGTTACCATAAGCCAAGAAGTTAGCAGCAGTAAAAAATGATACTGCTGAATCTGTCGTTGGTTTCGAAAAAGTCTTAACAAGAGTTATTTCGCTGTCAATCAGTTTAATTTTATTGGCTGGACCCCATTGGAATGTTCCAGCAAATGCACCGGCGGTTGTTAGAACTGAAGGTACAACAGTTGTCAGGTCAACTTCAGATACGTTTACGCCTGGAGAGATTTGAAATGCCATTTTTTTTCTCCTTGAATATTATGTGTTCTACTGGCAGTTAGAATACCATATTATCTATTTATGAATCGCTGTATTTACAACCTATCAAC